ATGCAATCAGAAGACAGAGCACACAGAATAGGGCAAAAGAAAACAGTGACATACGTAGATATTATAGCAGAAGATACAGTAGATACAAAAATTGTAAAGTCTCTTCGTAAAAAAATTAATATTGCATCCAAAGTTATGGGTGAAGAGTTAAAAAAATGGATTTAAGTTATCAACTTCTCAATAAAAAGTAAGGCTACGGCCCCCACCGCAGCTAAAAGAACCCAATAGATTTTGTCTATCTTGCCGCCCAATTCGTGAATACCTTTGTGCATATGATTTATATTTTTTTTAACACCTGATATATGTCCATACAGGGATACAATATGTTCTCTAGTAGTTTTGGGTTCCATTGCCATTAGGTTCTAGTCCTTTGTCTTATAATCTGTTCTTCGGGCGATAATAAAGCTGTTTCAGTTTGTGTCAACCCTGTTTGTCGTACCACGTTCGTTTTTGGTGGAGGAATTACAGGTTGAGGGTTTTGAACTACAGCCGTGTTATTAGGTAGTTGTGGTGCTGTAGCTACAAAATCATCTTCTTTAATTATAAAAGGTTTGTTTATCTTTTGACCTTTATCTAATTTTCGAATAATCACATCTATTTTTTTCTCAACAGCTCTATTTAAAGGATTAGGTATGTTTTTTTCTTTAGCTAGTTCTTCATAAGTTTGTTTCATTTTGTCTGATATTGTAAACGGTGTAAAACGATTAGTTCTAACTGCCTCAAATAATGGGAGTGCATTTCTTTTTTCAAATATTTCTTCTATTTTTCTTCGAGGAACTCCTAATTCTAAAGCTGCTAGATAAATTTTTCTCATGTTATTAAAAGTTTCTAACCTCTGTTTGTTAGCAAAAATAAATTGTTTAACTATTTTATCATTGTCTTTTATAGGATCTCCAGATAGTGTTCCTTGAAATATCAAATTTCTTTCAGCTCTAGTATCTCTATTAAATTCTTGTATTTTAAAGTTTAAAGTTCTCTCTGGATTAATAGGCACAACTCTAAAACCATAGATGCCCGCTAATTCATCCAACACTTCATATTCTTGTCCTTTTAATGTTTGACCTAATATAGCTTTTCCAAGTCTTCTTATTTGTGGCACAGAGCCAGGTGACAATCTATACGCAGCTTCAATTAAACTTTTAGATACTTTATCTCCAAGACTATCTCTTGGATTCCATATTCTTGATCCATCCTTTCTAGTTCCATTTCTTACAAAAATATCTAGTGCAGTTCCTATGTATATGGATTCACTTATAAATGGATCTATGAGTTGACCCATGGCTTTAATCATACCTTGTGCTATACCTGTCACCAAAGGCTTGTCGTCTCCTAATCTCATAGATTGATCTACTTGAGATAAAACTGATGCCGGTATTTGAGATACCGTGTCATAAAAGAAACCATGACTAAAATCCGCATAATAATATTTTCCATCTCTTTTTATTGGTATGATCGTAGAATCCCCAGACCATTCTGGCAACATTTTCCTCATGGCTGTAACTTCTGGTCTTGTCACACCATATATGGCTCTTGCTGCTTCGTATATGGATATAGGCACAGCAGTAAAAGTAAGACCTTGTCCTATTAAAGTTCTATAACCCATTGCTTCGTGAACACCACTTGCTATATCATCGAGGGCCTGTCTAGTTGTATTTGTAACTGTTCTTATAATTTCTGCAGGGAAGGCTACGAAGTTACCAAGAGGTGATCTTCTAGATCCTTTTACAGCATCAGAAACATAAGCATAGTTTGGTATGGTGTCTCTAGTTCTTTTTGCAGCCTCTCTCATAACTTCTAGTTTTGTTGGTGCTTTTTTAAGTGTGCCTGCTGCTACGGCATTAGCATAATTTCTTTGTAGTTGATTAAAATAACCTGCAAAATTAAATATTCTAAATATGTCGTCCTCTGCTGTATACCCCTCTTGAGCTATCTTGGTTAATTTTTTTAATTTTTTACCAAATGAATTAAAAAGTCTGTCTAAATTACCACCCGCTGCTGTTACGTCATCCAAAAGACCCATTGTTTCTCTATAAGTTACACTTTGATTTACCACACCTTCATCTAATAAAAATCTATACAACGCTTGATTCGGCGGTAAGTTTCTTGAAAATAATTGTGGTTGAATAGTATTAAAAGCTCTTCTAAAATTTTTAATAGTTTCTCCTGGTGGTGCGAGTAAATTACCTGTGTGTAACGTGGTGATAAAACCAGAAAAAAAATTACGTGCGTGTGTAAAGGGACCTAAAACAGTTTTAGCCATTTGTGTAAGACCTTTCGGTATCATAACCAAAGCTTGATAAACTAAAGACTTTGTTATTAAACCCGAAGTTAGTTTATCACCTTCTCTTATGGCTCTTGCAAAATCAGCTCTTGTATATAAACCATCTAACGGACTTGTATATGTTAAATCTCCTAACGGGTTTTCTAATTTTAATCCTTGTCTACTTTCAATAATGTCTCTACCTTTGAACCTACTTGGATTAGGCATAGCAGCTTTTGCAGCTGCGTATGTTCTAAAAAACATTCCAGGTTCACCCCTAGCTTTTGCAGCCTTGTCTCCCGCTAATAAAAGATTATAAAATCTATCTCTACCAAGTATTTCTCCTAAATCAGTCATGGTATTTATTATAACGTTTCTACCATCTTTGTATGAACCAAAAAGTTTATTAAAAGCAGCAAAATCAGATTTTGTTCTTATTAAACCACCTTTTTTATCGGGTTTAAATTTGCCACCGCCTGTTATATTTTCTGCCATGTTTTTTAATTGTGTGCCTGAGTCAGCTAATGCACTTTTAGGTGTAAAAATAAATTCAGGGGCTTTGGTAATTTTACTTCTTCTTGCAGTTTCTATTATAGAATCTACTTCCATCATGGCATCATCTATATTATAGTTTTTATTTCCTACTTCTCTGGCTCTTCTAACTAATATATCAGCAACTTGTTTTTTAGTTTCATATGTTGGTTTAAAAGCACTTGTAAAAAATCCTCTTCTTGAACTATCAAATATTTTATAATCAGTTCCTACAAAGTTTTTAAATCTTGATTCCATGATTCTGTTAAACTCTCTTATCCCAACATTTAAATTTTTACCTTGCAATATTGTATTTAATATTTTTGCTACAGATGTCCTATAAGAAAACATATCTGTTATTAAATCACTTGTTCTCTTTTCGTCTACACCTAATTTCTTTAAACTTTCTCTAAAATTTTTTAAAACTTTTGTATTAAAACCTTTAAAAAATATTTTTTTATTTCTTACAACATTTGTTCCTGATTCTAGTAAATCAGATAATAATTTTGTTGCAGTTATAGGATTGCCAAGGGCATCGTTAACAACATCTCCATTTCTAGAAACTTTTTTAAGTACAGTATTTACATCTCTAATAAAATCTTCTGCTAGGTTAGCGACCCTTGATTTTGTACCCTCTAATTTTTGTATGCTGTCTTGTAATTCTTGTGTTCTAAAACTTCTAGTTCTAAAAGGTTGAAATAAATATTTATCAATATATCTTTCAATGGCACTATCACTATACGCCATTTCTTTACCTCTTGTGGCTGCAAGTTTACCTAATTTACCTACACCAAGTACAAAAGGAATTATTGGAAAACCCAATTCAGCTCCAAATTTAAATTTATTCAGAAGTTTTCTCATGGCTTCATCTTTGGCAGTTTTCTTTTCTGAACGATCCATCGCTGTAAATTCACCTTCATCAAAGAATATGTCTCCAAACGTGCCGATGTCCTCTGCTTTCATAATCACAGCGCCTGTTCCTATTCCACCACCTACAGTTACACCAATAAACTTATCTGTTTTAGATAGCTTATTTAATTCTTTTACTTTTTTTGATGCCTTAAAGAGGTCTTTACTTTTACTACTAACAAGTGATCCACGTTTAACTGCGTTAAACATTTTATCCGTTATTGTTCTCGCATATTTACTAGCGTTCATAGTGGCCCTTACAGCAAATTGACCTGCTAATCTACTAGCTCCATATATTTGAACAAGTGCTTCTGTAATTCTACCTGTAGCTGATGTTCTAGCTCTTTCTTCGGATTGTTTTAGTATGTCACCTAAGATTGATTGTTCAATTTTGTTTGATAGTTTAGCAACTGCGCTATCTTCAATTTTAACATTTTCTTTTGCAAGCGCGTCTTTTATTTCAGCACCTAAATAAAAAAATCCTAAAGGTATTTTTATTGTGCCACTAACTAATGCATTACCAACAGACTCTCCTAGTGCTACTTCATTTACGTATTTGTCATCACCAAGATCAAGATCATCTTCTGCAAATAAAACTTTTGGTTGTTTTCTTGTTGAAGCTTTGCCGTCAGTGCCTTTCTTTTGCTCTCTTTTTTGCTCAATAAGTTTCTTCTGTTCTTCTATTTTCTTTATACCCTCACTAATACCATATTTGTTTTGATACCTTTGAAATTTGTAGGCATTATCTAATATGGTATTAAATTCTTCTTTTTCTGAACGTGTAGGTCTGAGGATTTTTTCTAGGATGGATCTGTCTTCAGCCATTTATCCTCCTATTGTGGTGCTATAAACGTGTCGTTTTGAAACTCGTAAAATTTGCCGTCTTGATAATTGTAATACTTTTTACCTTCTTGATATGTTCCTGGTGTGTAAGAAGTATCAGTTCTCTCTGTTATTTTTATAGTGCCTGCTTCATCGTCTTTTTCACCAAGGTGTTCAGGAAATATAAATATATTTCCAATATCTATATCATCTTTTGATACATCTTTATTTCTACCTTGCATAACATTTTCAATGGCCGTTGATATATTACGAGCAGCATCAAAAGATAAATATTTACCATCTCGACTATTTAAAATAGCATTTGTTCTGTTATCTATGTTTGCTTGTATTTGAACTTCTGGAGCTAGTTTTCCAGATTTAGAATATATTTTACCTGACATAATTGCGTTTAAGGCCTCATTTTTTTTACCAAAAAATTCACTTTTAGGATTATTAGCCATTATCTCTGCTGTTTTTTCTACTTCAGCCATATCGTCATCATCTAAAGCCTCCAACGCTAAAGCTGCTTTTGTTTGTTGTGCCTTTTGTTGTCCTTCCATAAATCTAGAGAATGGCTCTCTTGCTGCTGTAGCAGCTGTTGAAAGAATATTACCTCTTGGTACACCTGATGCTAGGTTTAAACCAAAGTCTATTAAAAATTGATTAATGTCTGGTCCCGGTGCTAATCTACTAATTAAATCTAATCTTCTTTGAAATCTAGAATCCATTGTTGGCATGGATCCAGTTTTACTGTAATCCATAACTATTTCTGTAGAGCCAGGTTTCATACCTTCTATTTGCACACCTTCATTACCTGTGCCTTCTTTGTATCTAGCACGCATACCATCCATGATGCCGACGTTCTCAACGTCACCACCCATTCTAAACATAGGTCTTTTTAAGATACGCTTCATCATATTAACCGCCTGGTATTTTACCAAATAATGGTTTTGGATTTACTGCTCCGTATATACCTGCTAGTGTTGAACCTACACCAAGAGCTGTTTGTAATGGTGTTGGGTTAGGTATATTTGTAGTTGTTTGTCTAGCTGGATATCCTCCCATTAATCCTGTTACACCTGAACCATAGAAACCAACTCTTTCTTGTGGTTCAAAGGCTGCCATTCTAGCTGCCTCTCTGCTAGCATCTAGTTGTGCTTGTGCTTGAGCCTGTTGTGCTGCGCCCACTTGACCCAATGTTTGAATATCTGCTCTTTGTAAACCAGGAACTTGTGATGCTAGTCCTGTTTGAAATTGTCCTAATCCTAATTCTGCTGATCCAAGACCTAATCTAGACTGTGCTAAACCTTGTCTATTTGCTAAATCTTGTTGTCTTCTAGCAACAGCATCTTGGAAACCTTGTTGTTGTAATCCTGCTTGTAATAAAGCTCTTTGTCTTGCAGCTTCACTACCAAACTCTGAAAGTTGTACTCCTGCTCTGCCGGCACCAAGTACACCTAGTTGTGCTTGTTGATCTCTAATTGCTTGTTCTTGTATCTGTCTTTGTCTATCAAACTCACCTAATGTTGTATCAATAACTTGTTGTTGAAATGGTGACATGAAATCTTGAATTGTTCCTGTGCCTGTTCCTGCACCAGATCCTAACATTGCTTCTGCACCAGCTATTCCTGTTCCCGCTAAACCTACTTGTGTTCCAGCGTCTGTAGCTCGTTGTTGTGCAGCTGTTATAAATGGTTGGAAAGTTCCAACACCTTGCCCTGCAAGTGTAGCTGCTTGTGTTTGTAATGGGTCTTGAGCTGCAACTTGTGGTGCAAATGGTGCTTGACCTGCTTGTGTTTGTTGAAATGTTTGAAATCTTTCTCTAGCAATATCTTGTCGTCTTTGAAACGCTTCATCTGTTTCTAATTCACCTGTTGCGGGGTCCGTTCTTTTTGTTAACTGACCCGATATGTCTGCTGCTAGTGCTGGTAACCCTGTAACACCAATAAGTGATTTGGCAAAATCTTTACCAATATCTTCTATAAACGGTGCGGGTAATGTTCTTTGTTCTTGAATTGCCATTATGCTACTTTATTCTCCAGGTTTTTCATTGTTTTATACATTATATCTGCGCCTCTATCAACACTTCCTCCACCTGCTGCTCTAACTGCATCAGCTGTGAATACAAACTCATTCTTTGATAATCTTGCTGGCACATCATCTGCCTTCTCTTTCGCTCCTAGTGGTACAAATCCACCACCTCTGAGGTCCATTTCATTACCACCTAAGTCCATCATACCGCCTTCTGCTGCTTGAGCTCTTGGTTCTGGTATGCCTTCAGGCTTTGGTGATTTACGTGAAAAATACTCAATAAGTATTTCTTGTTCACTTTCATTTAATTTATCATATGGTCTACCAAATAACTCTATAGACAGTTGATTTAACTCTGCAAATGATGATGGTGCTGATGCCATCATACCACCTTCAGCCATGGATGCTATTCCACCTTTAGCCATAAATTTTTTTTGTAAATTATCTAAATAGTCCATGAGTTCTTGAAACTCTGATGGGTTTAATTCTTTTACAGGTTTACCAAACATGTTTATAGATATCTCATCAGACTCATCTCCCACTGCTGATGCCATCATGCCTGATGTATCTTTTTTCATACTCATCTCTGGTACGACTTCCTGTAAAAACTCATCAAAAGACATAGTTGAAGGTATAAGACCATTTTTCTTCATGTCATTATACATATCAAAAGTATCCGACATTGCTTCGTTATACCCATAACTTGCCATCTTTACAGGTGCTTCATCAATATCACCACCTGATTCAGCAAATCTTCTAGGCCCACCATAAAACTCTAAAAATTTTTGAAACTCTGGATCTGATTGTGCTACTGTTGGTAATTTTTCTTCTTCTTCGTCCTGTTTAGATAGAGTGCCTGCTAATATTGATGCTGCTGTAATAGCTGAAAAAGGATTTAAATTTGCGAAAGCTGCATCTTTACCACCAAAAAATATTTTTTTACCTAATTCACTTTGTAAAAATCCTGGAGTGCCTTGAAAAGATCCTATTGCAGGTAGTCCAAAAGCTGCTGCTCCAAACAAAGCAGCTTTACCTACTGGTGACTTTACAATTTTTTTAACAGCTCTTGTAGCTTTCTTTACAATACTACCTAAACCATATGCTTGTCTTACCTCACCACCATCTTCAAACCTTGCACCGTAAAATTTTAATAAATCATTAAACATATCTTCTCTAGGTTCTGCTTCTATTTTTTCTGCTATTGGTTGTTTTAATCTTATAGGTTCTTGACTATCACCACTTTCCTCTCTATCATTAAACCTAGTTGTTCTTGGTGTTTTATCATATCTTTTTGTTTCAGGGTTATACATTCTAACGTTATAATCAAAAACAGGAGACCCTGTTAGTTGAGCATCAATAACTCCTTTATCTTTTTCCTCTTCCTCAGCTATTCGTCTTCTATTTAAAAAATCAATCGCTAAAGCCATTGGATTAATTACTGCCCCTGTCGCTAAATTAAAAGCAGTGGGCACACTCCTTCTTAATCCTATATCTCCACTACCCATGAAAGTGTCTTGATTCCTATCAATTCCTCTAGCGGCTAAATTTTGTGCTATATTTTCAGACTCTGACCCAAAATCACCCGTATCTACAGGTCCAAAAGAAAAAGAGGTGTCCGTTTTGCTAGCACCAATTTCAGGTGATCCTTCAAAGCCGGTGCTACCTTTTTTAAACCCTTTCCTAGGTGTTCCACCTTCTGCTAGTAATTGTCTTGCTATTTTTGATCTAATTATTGCCATTTTTCCACACTACTTGGTTTTAGGGAACAAATCAAGCGAAGGCATGATTACTTTTACATCTCGTCTAATCTCTGCTTCTGACACGCCTTTTGCCCTCCATTCGTCCTCTGATTTATATACCTCACCTGTTTTAAGGTTAGATATAGTTGTTATTACCTTTTCTGGTATTATTTCTTTCATTATGTTGTTACCTCTCTTGGTTCTATTTCTAGTATTGAAGCTATGACATGTAGTTCGTTAGCGTCACTAGCTTGTACTTTTAGTATCTCTTTTTCTTCCATCACTAATGGTTGAGATAATAATTCTACTGTTGTGTTTGTATCTACTGCTTTTGTTTTAAATAAACTAAATATAGCAGATGATGCATTAACAAGTGTAACATCTATATTGCAACTAGATCCTGAGTCGTTTGATACTAATATAGATTTTACCACAGATGTTTTAAAATCAGGAACTGTATACAAAGATGTAAGATCAGTTGTTGTTAGGTCTGCTTTTTTATTTATAAAACTATTTGCCATTATGTTAAAAAGAAGTTCTCAGCTTCCATCTCATCTTTTAATTCTTGTTGATACGTTGTATTTAATTTTTGTATCACACCATCAAGATCCCTAACCTGTGCATCAGCCACAGATTGTCTATACTCTTTACTGGGTCTTGTTAATACTTGTACTATCTTTGCCATTATCTTCTACCGTCCGATTGTATATCTAATCTAAATGTGCCTAGTTTCCAATCTTGACTTGTTCCTGTATTTTCTATTTTCAACGCTATCGCTCTAGCCCTAGCTCTTGTATCTACTTTTGTTGTAGATGATGTTACTGTAAAAGGACCAAGTGATGAACTAGCTGCAGCGTCATTAGAATAATTTTTTAAATTTAACGTAACTTGAGTGTTGCCTGTTTGTGAAACAAAATCTGGTATAAATCTTCTTACTTTCATTAAAAACTCACCGTCTCCTCTTAAATCTGCAATGTTAGTTTGTGCACCTCTAATAACTCTTTGTGTAATATCAAAATCACCAGATAGAATATTTGCAGTTATAGCAGTTGTTGTGCCACTTTTAATTTGATCTGTGCCTGTTTCATGTTCATAATATGTTGAAGTGCCGTCTGTGTTTCCCTGCACATACGTAGCAGATGTGGATGGTTCCACTCCATCTGCATCATACTCTAACGCGTGTGGTTTACCAAAGATAGCAGAATCAGCCCATTTTGTTCTAGCTAACGTGCCTACTGTCCATATTGGTCTTTGTGGTGATGAGTCTTGGTAATTGTAACAAACCATTCTATTTACAACAGAAGATGAAGACGTTGGATAAAACCACATAATTTCACCAAACAAGTTATTAAGACCAGCGGTTATCATTTGATTACCAGAGTCTATATTTATGTCATCATATACAAAATCTTCTACTAAACATGGTAGTGTTTCAAGTGCACCGGCGTATTTAAAAAAACCATTTTCAGATAACCAGTATGCTGCACCATCTACCTCAACAACTGCGTTCTGTCCTGCTAACCCACAGTTAGTTCCGACTTGCACAAAGGCAAATGTAAATGGTTGACCTACAAATCTTTGTAAGAACAAAGCTGTATCTGTATAAACATAGATTGCATCTCTACCTCTAATGGCTCCCATGATCCGTGATCCGTCGGCCAGTCTTTGTGTACCAGCTGTGTTGGTCGCTGTAGGCACATAAACATTAATATCTTCTTGGTCTGAGAATCTAATAAACATATCATCTTGTGTAGATTTATCGCCAATCGTTGTTTCCGTACCAAAGAACACTAAGTGTCTATCCGGTGTAGATACAATCATGTGTCTTGATGCAGTGGGTGCACCAGATATAATTGTTGCTCTATTTGATGTAGCGTTAGCTGCCGCCGAGTCCCATTCAAACACTTCACCATCGTGTATCAAACAAATAGCTTTGTCACCAAAATTATCTAACGACCACATACCTGGTTCTAATACTAAGTCACCAGATGCAGCTTCACCCCATGCAACGTAGCCTGAAGAGTTTGTAACTGTCGCTCCATTACTGTGTGTTGTTGGTGATGTACCTCTGACTCCTCTTGTAATACCTGTAAGTTTGTTTCCTGTAATACCTGTGTAAGATATTTCTTCAGTGCCTATTTGCACAAAGTTTGTTCCTGATGATGGAAACTGTGTAGCGTCTGTTAAAGTTATTTCTGTAGCTGATCCATTGTTACCACCAGAGGTGCTAGATATAGCTCCATTTAAAGTTGTGGTAGCAGATCCTATTTCTTCACCACCCCAAGTTCCAAGAGACCAACCAAAACCTTTTGCTTGAACGGCAGGTCCCACAGGATAGTAGTGTCGAACTCTAATACCACCAGATGTTGTAGCACCTGATCCTGTCTCGTTTGAGGGCATTGTGATTGTTATAGTGTCTGCTGTTGGCACAGATGTTACCATAAATCTTATGTCATCAAAATCAGACGCACTAAAGTTTGAATTAGTAATAGATGAAAAATTGTCTAATAAAACAATATCTCCTGCAGTAAAACCATGAGATGTAATCGTAATTGTAACTATGGCCGATCCATTAGTTGTGCTAAATGCATTAGAGAGTGTAGTTGTAGATTTGATTGGATGTATGTCATAGAACACACCACCTGAATAAGCATATAATATTCTGTTTGTTCCTATGATTGAGTATTTAATACTCTGACTATTGATGAATTGGTGTAATCCTCTAGCAGCTCCTGTAACGTTGTCTGCACCTAGTTGTTTCCAACCACCTATTTTTTCTGGTGTAGAATACCTAAAACGAACATTATCGCAATCTATCCACTGACCCTCAGCTGCAGTCGCTGTAATTTGTTTATTAATACCTGGTGCAAAGCCTATTTTTTGTAACATATAATATCCTGTTTAGACGAGGAGTATTGTGGTGTGGTGGAAATACTCCTCATCAAAACAGGACTATATAATATTATTTATTGATTTTAAAGCCTTTATACCACGCTGGTAAACCTAAAAAAGGTCTTTTATCATATATGTTTTCTTTGGCTGTTTTCTTCTTAACATCGTTATAATGCAAGAATACTTGTGCACAGTCCTTGCCTTTAAAAGCTTCTCTCCAATGCTCTAGTTCACAACCCATATAGATTAACATATCGCCAGGATCTAAATCTACTTTAACACCAGCTTGTTTTTCTTTACCTGTAGGGTCTAAATATATAGGCCAAGGATCACCACCAAGATTTAACGTAGTAGATATCTCACAAGAGTATCTGTCTTTATGACGATGCAATACATCTCCATCTTTGTATATTCTAGCGTAAGAATATGCTGGCTGTAATTTATAACCAGTTTGTTTCTCCATCTTAGTTTGAAGTCCTTGTAATAAAGTCTCCATAACAATATCACTATAATGTGAATATGTATTAGGAACTTGGGTGTCGTTCCATACACCAAAGTACTCTGTGAAGGGTGATATATATTTATGATCAAATAAAAATCTAGCTACTCTTCTCTTATTTAAAAAATAAGTATAACAAAAATCTGCTAACTCTTTTGATATAGCTCCTTTCATAACGCAATATTTATTTTTTTTGAATGACATTTTTTCTCCTTTTCATTATTTCTTTTCTTTTTTCTTCTATTATTGTTTCTACAAAATCATCTTGAATTTTTGAACCAGTGCCCAAGATAGTTTTTATATAATTAATCATCTTTTTATTTTTTAATATCATTTTTATAACAGTCTAAAACTGGTTTTGGTATTGCTTGTATGTTCCAATGTATAAATCTAAAGGGTTCATACCCATTGTCAACGCTATACAAATGAGGCATAAAAGAATTAAAAAATATAAGTTTACCTGGTTTCACATTATAATTTATTTGAGACGTAGCTAATGTTAATTTAGTTTTATCTTTTTCAGGTAGAAGATTCATACATCTGCCTGGTCTTGGATCTTCAAATACAGGTCGTGATGTTATGTTACTAGCTTTTAAAAAATAAAAACCAGACATGTGGCCATTCCAATGAGTGTGTAAAGTATGGTGTCCTCCTCCCAAATGCGAGAACTCTTGCACCCAAAGTTCAGTTAAAAATAATTGATGTCCAGATAAATCAAATCCTTGTTCGTCTAATAAATTCCAAGCAGTGGCTATTATCCAATTTTGTAGATCCGTAAATTTTGGGTCACCTATAAGGCTGGTAGAGTGATGAACCATACCATGATCTCCTTTGTCACCATGTTTTTTAGTTCTTTCTTTTATATGTTTATCATTAAGTTTTTTAGCTTTTTTAATATAAGGATCTGATGCTTTATTTAATTTATTAATCCATTCTGGTTTGTCCATCCAATATATTGGACAAGTAAAATAATCTTCTCTAAATAATTGTTCTTTTTTATCTTTCATCGAAAAGGGTATCCTAAGTTCCATATTACTAAACTATATCTAGATCCTTTTACTACCGGACAAACTCTATGCCAAACAAAAGACGGGAATACAACTAAAGACCCCTTTGGTAAAATTTCTTTACATTTATATGGTTTTACTTTTTTATCAGGGTCATTATTTCTAAAATCAAATTCTAGCTCTCCACCTTTGTATTCTTTTGGATCAGATAAAGAAACAGTTACAGATAACTTTCTTATCTTTCCATGATCAGGTGCTGATTGGTTTTCTCTTACGTAAGGTTTATCCCAACTATCACAATGCCAATCATAAAATTGTCCCTTTTCATATTTAGTGAATTGACAAGACTCAGACCAATCCCAATTAAAATTCCAACCTGCATTAGCGTTTGCTTGATGAACATATGGATGTATTTCTTTGTATATCCATCTATCGTTTAACCAAACAATATTAGAATTTCTTTTTTTCTTTAAATCTTTAACTTGTTTTTGATTTAATTTTTTACCATCACCATACCCACCTGTTACAGCCATTTGATCGGATATAGATTTTCCATACTTAACAATTTCATCACATATTCTTTCAGGAATAGCGTTTTGAAACCACCAACAATAATTTGATAAATTCATATTTCTTTCTATTGTATATTATATTCTTAACCGATTGTCAAAGTTCCAGAAACAGTGAAAGTAGCCACTCTATCGTTAGCTGGCCCTACACAGTTTGATACAGAATTAGATCCTGGAGATACACTTAATGGGTGTGCACTTGGCACTCTTACTATAACTACACCAGGTCCTCC